GCATTTTTTAAGCCGAGGTTTTTGCCTGTCGTATCATCAGAGCCTTTGGCTATGATAGAGCTTATACCCATGAATAAAGAAAAAACAGTGAACTGACTCAGAAAATATTGTCTTGCAGTTATGGCAAGACCTGTTTTAGTGCTTATACCAAAACCTGTACCCATGAAGCCAGTAACAGCAGTAGCTACGAGTGCAATCTTGGCTGCTTCTTTTATTATGTCTTTGATCTTCATATCATCTTAGTTCGTAGATTGGGAATGGGTCTGCTGAACCACCACCACCAACTTGTACCAAACCACCCCAATTGATACTTTGTTCTTGTATCTTCGGTACAAACTCCAACCCTTTATCACCAGAATGTAGAAAGTTTTGTGTTTCAGGTGTAAAAAATAAATTTTTAGCTTTTGTTAAATCTATTAATTTGTTTTCACACGAGATGATCACACTGAAAGAATCACCATCCATAATAGTCAGAGTATCTATACGACCTTTGAATAAAATTACTTTCTCTATTTCATCAGCAGTATCAGGATGAAAGAAAAACATGTTAAGTGTGACTGGTCTGTTCTGATAATTTTCAGTGTTTGCATATTCGATTATTTTGTCATTCAAACCAGAAATACTAATAGTTAGATTAGTAGAAGAAAGCTCTTTGCTCTCTTCAACGTTACTAATGCTTAAAAAATCTCCTAGACCTGTATAAGTTATGCTGTCACTGCCTGTAAAATCTCCTGTGCCTGTCCAAACGTTCACAGCCCCAGAATCGAAACCTAGATTAGCAGCGTAAGCTATCTGCTGTTTGTCTTTAGCTAATCTAGCTGATATTGCTGCTGGAATGTCTCTACTAGCCATTTATTACCTCGATAGCCATGAAAGTTATACCATAATTAGTTGCACGATCAACAGACCATGAAGTTTCATTAGAAGCTAATCTGAACTGCCCTTTGGGGCTTGCAAATTTTACAAAATGACCATTTGTTATATTTTGTCTCAGTTTAGGCTCTGTTCTGACACCATAGTTTGTACCTGTAACAGTAGCATCTTCTACTGCTAACAAATATTGTGCTGGTTCTGAGGTAGCTGAATTTGAATCGTGTACAGCAAGATAATCACCTTTTTTAATTGTACCAGTGCCACTTGATACTCTGTTGAGTGATAGGCCTGTGACACCCTTCACATTTTGCTGAACTTTACAATTTGCAGTAGATGATTCATCAACAATTGTGCGATCTACTACGACAGCAGTGTCAGATGTTTTTGATGTAATCTTGAATGTGCCATTATTCTCATCATTGGTTGCACCTGAAACCAAAATGAAAGCACCTGCTAGGGCAGAACTGAATATGCTGTTTGCTGCTGAAATGGTTTTAGAAGAAGCTGTAAAAGATAACGTCTCATCGGTATCTGATATTAAGTTAGATGTCTCTAAAAAATCTTCGTTGTAAGTTCCAGTATTAGTTGTATGTGAGGGATCACCTATTAAAAATGTATTTTTAACTCCCTGTAATCTTGTCAAAAAACTTATCCATTCTAAAGCATCTGTTCTTCTTAAAGGTGGCAAGGTCAACTGTGCAGACCAGAACACACCATCATATTCTTGTGTTCTTTGTCTATTAGTAAAAATTGATCTAGTAGCTGCTATGTTTCTGTTTAGCGTGAAGGTAACGTTTGAAAAATTTGTGTTTGTAGGTATGTCTATTATCATCTAAAAGTTCTCCTGAAGTTTCCTCCTCTTTGCATAGCTTCAGCAACAGCACCTTTGGAAGTTTCTGCGATATCAGGCAGAAGCTGTAAAACCTCGTTTCTGACTGTATCTGCTATGCCTGTGGCAAAGTTGACAGACTGATTTATAACTACGCCACCACTTTGACCTTTCTGGTGATCTATGACTGTTTCGTTCGGGTGTAACATAGCCAAAAAACCACCACGTCCGTCTAACCCACCTGCCCTCGCTGACATACCTGTGAAACCACCACCTTCCATGCCAATTGGTGCAGCTACTGAACCAACTGGTTTAATTGAACCACCACCTGATTTACCACTACCACCACCGACACCACTTGGAAACATATTTTCAAAAATTGGCAAAATGATTGCTTGTCGGATAGCTAATCTAGCTAAATCAGCAATTATAGAATCAATTAGGTCATTGAAATTTAGTTTACCAGTTTTGACAAAACTGACTAATGCATCTTCAGCGTTTTTAAATGCATTTACTTGTACGTTTTCTAAGTCTTTCTGCTTTGTTTGTGTGTCCGTTAAACTATCTCTGTATACAGCTAATGGACTTCCCAGATCAGTTACTCCAGTACTGGCTGTTCTAACAAATTTGTTGATTGAGTCAATCAAATTTTCTACTTCAGGACTAGTTTCCCCAAGAATTTTTTTCAATCTCTGTTCTATATCATCGGCAAAGCCTCTTACCGTATCACCAGACTTACCAAATGTTATACCTAGATTGTTTAATATATCCTCAGCACTAAGTATCTCGCTGTTCAAAGTCATCATGTCAGTAGTCAACCTGATTGCTTGATTGGTGAAGCCTAAGCCAGCAGCAGATACTGCCTTTAAACCTAGAGACATTTGCTGTACTCTAATAACGAAATTGTTTATTAATCTGGTATTACCAAGAATCTTTTGTGATAAATTATCCAAAGTGTCTAAAAAATCAGCTATCGTTCGTATAATGTCGATAAAAGCGTTCAATAAAGTGTCTCTGATCGTTATGCCAAATTGCATAACACCACCTTCTGCTGTAGTTGTTGCAGCAAAAGCTTCCTTGAAGTGAGTGGCTAAACTTTGCAAAATAGGTAGGAAAGCTATAGATATTGAAGCAGTGGCTGTTTTAAATTGTCTGTTTATGAGAGCCAAAGTATCGTTAAAAGCTTCTGATGCTCTGATGCCTTCATCATCTAAAATCAAACCGTAGGCTTTGGCTTTGTCTATGAAATCATCAAAAGCAGCACCACCTTGATCTAAAACAGTCATGATCTGTATGCCAGCACGTCCGAATAAATTAGCTGATACTGTTGCTTTTTCTGATTGCGATTCTAAACTGGCGAAACCGTCTGCAACTTCTCTAAGCAGAACATCCATATCTTTAGTAGCACCATTGACATCCGTAATCTCAACACCTAAGTCTTTAAATATATCTGCTTGAGTTTTCAGGCCTCTCTGTGCATCACCGACTGATCTTGTGAATTTTTCTAGTGATTTGTTTGCTACTTCAAGTGATGAACCTGATTCAATTGCTGCAATCTGAAAGGCTTGCACAGTGTCTGTAGCTATGCCAGTTCTTGTAGAAACTTTACCAATAGCGTCAGCAAACTCGAAAGAGCTTCTAGCAATCGCAGCAATGGCAACACCAGCAGCAGTTATAGCGACTCCTGCTGCAGCAACACCTTTAGCTAGACCACCTACTACTTTGCTGGTCGATCCTGCTACTTTGTTTAAACTTTTAAAAGTACCACTAGCTTTATCTTTAGCAGAAATTAATATTTTGTAACTTTGACTAGCCATTTTTTTGTCTTTCTGCTTTTATTCTAAAGTATGCTGTCCATAATTGGTATTCTTCTATAGACATTTGCTGAATCTCATGCAAGGACTTGCCAAGGATTTCGGCTAGTTGAAATTGATTGTAAAGCCTATGATCTCTTTTTAGCTTTTTTTTACTTCTTTTTCGGGCTTCTCAGCCATGATTTGATTTGAAACTCTAATAAGCACATTGCGATCAACTTTATTTAATAGAGTGTTTTTATCTTCAAGGGAAAATATTTGATCACCATTTGCATCTAAGGCTTTGTAGATTAAGACATAAGCTAACATAGTCATCTCATTATCTTGAGACATAGTATAGAGCTTGGAGGTTTCTTGTAACGTAAGGGGTTTAGTGTAAATCTCTAGTGGTGCATCATCGTCACCCCACTCAGGTACGAGTATTTTTTTGACATCAAGACTGTCAAAATGCGCTTTAGCTCGTTCTATTGCTTTCAATACTAGACAGTGCCGATAGTTAATGCGCCAGTACCTTGTACTGTGAATGACCTTTCAACTAAACCATCAAAGCTTTGTGTCTGTGAAATACCTGTCACGATCCCTGATCCTGATAATTGGTATGCACCTGAACCACTGCCTTCTGGTTGGAACAAAAACGCTAGACTGCTGCCAATAGTCATAGCGGTTTGCGCTGTATCTGTGTCATCGAATAACGCATCGACTGAAGCTGTAAATGTATTTAGAGTAGCTTTGAAGCTTCTAGTAGAATCGCCCATAGCTGTGTCTTCTACTGTGTCACCTGTTTGATCGACAGTAAATGATCTGATTTCGCCAATAGCGTTACCACCTGCTTTTACTACACCTGCTGAACCTGAAAAAGTTGCCATAATTTATATACTTCCTTCTGTATGATGATAAGTTATTTGAAATGTCATTACAACAATTCCTAACGGATTATCACCTTCTCCGTTATATGATATATCTGTGTTGACTAAAAAGCTATCTAAAGCAAGATCATTTATCAATCTATCTGTAAATAAAGCTTCTTCTACCTCCTCACAAATTGTATCTATTGTATCGTCGAAGTTTGTGTTAGCTTTGACGTAACCCTCGACCACTAAAGATAGAATTTTTTCTATTGCTCTAGGAGGATTTGTAGTCAAAGGCTCTGAGCTTTCTTCTCTGGTATAAATTAACAAACAAGGTAGTTTGGTATTCTCGATGGGGTAAACTCTGCTCTGGAAGACATTAGAGCCTGTAGTAGTCAAACCTGTAAGTGTACTAGCTACTCTTTCTCTAATGGATTGTCTTTTATGTGCCATTATTCTTTATCGTTTTTATGGGATGCACCAAAGTAGAAAGATATGACTGCACTAGCTAAACCACCTAAATAACCTAATACAAGGTTGATCAAAGCCTCTGAGTTTTGTTCAGGTGGTTGTATGGTCACTAAAAATATATAACCCATGAAGCCACCTATGACAATCAAACCTAAAAATTTAGATGTCCAGTCCTTTGAAAAAGTCTTTCTAGCATCTTGTACATCTTCTGTTTCTAACCGAAAGACATCTACTTCTAACTCTTTCATTTTTACTTCAAATTCTTTTTCTACTTTTTTTAGTTCAAGTAACTGTTCAGGTGTGGCTTCTTGTATAGCTTTTTCGACTGATTTTTGATTGTTCGGTACACCCAACTTGTCTGCAATCATGCTGACTGCTGCACCACCAAGGGGTGTGCCAAGGGCTGAACCTAGTGCTGGTGCGATCGTGCTGATAATATTTCTTAACATCTAATCCTGCAATATAAGTGTAGTTATGCCTGTGCCATCTGGTTGTATATTGACTATGTTGAATGTTGTGCCATCTATAGCTATGGTGTCGGCTGTGTCTATATTTGTTACATCTGACGATCTGCAAGTTACTACTGGCTGAGTGCCATCGACATCAACAGATTCACCTGCAATAGCAAAGTATTCTTTGTTAATAATGACACTAATACTAGAAGCACTACCATTGATAGTGACTGTTGCTGTTGCGCCATGTGCATCGGTGTCAAAAAAGTTCAACAAGTCCTGTGCTGTTTCTAGCGCCATTATCTAGTTTTCAAATCTTTAGCTGCTTTATCGGATTTGGCTCTGCTTTTACCCTTTACTTCTTCGACACCTGCTGCCTGTAAACCCTCATAGTCTTTAGGATTACATTCAAATAAATCACCAGCATCGTACCAGTTTCCGTTATAGCATACTTTTCTTGTAGCTGTTACTTCCATTATTTACTCTTCTTTGGTTTAACTTTGACTGCCTTGCCAAAACCTTTTGCTTCCCATTCCGAAACTTCTGTGTCAAGCAACTCTACCACATCGCCTGATAGGTATTTGTCACCTGCGTAATAAAAAGTCTGATTGACCTCGAACTTAATTCTTTTTTCTTTCATATTTCGATTATACATAAAAAAGGGCTACCGAAGTAGCCCTAGTCATTAAGTGTTACTTAATTAAGTTGTGACAATGTCTTTGATTACTGCAAAGGCATTTTCGTCTCTGATTGCTACGTCCATATCTTGGAAGAAGGCAAGTCTAGTAGTACCTGCACTTGAACCTGTGAATGGGTCGACAACAACGTCAACACCTGAGTAGTAGCCAAGTAAGACTTGACTAAAGTCACCAAATATCAAAGCTGACAAGTTGCTACCTGAACCTTTAGAAAGGTCAGATGGCACTAATGAGGATGATAGATAGTCATATCCCAACATTGTATTGTTTGGCTCTAATATAAAGTTACCTTCAACACCACTACTTTGTTTTGAAGTAGTTCTTAATTTAGATGTAACTTTAGAGTTACCTAAGAACTTAGTTGAAGCATCATTTCTGATAGCATTATCCTCTTCTACTGCTTGAATCAATTCAACAATATTGGTATAAGCTATCGCCGCACCATTTGAGCCAAGACCTACCACATTGTTAGATACAGAAGCAATGATACCACTAGGGTGATTACTTGCACCACCTTCGATAGCTACTTCATCAATCTTTCTAGCAAAAGTATTGATAATATCTTCTCTCAATACAGCTTCGACTGACGGATCAGATTGAAGCATAAGCTTCCTTGAAACATCTATAAATGCTGCCAAGGTTTTTGGAGACATTGTTACTTGTGCAAAAGTAGCTGCGCCTTCACTTGGTGCTGCATTTTCTGCTACAAAAGCTGAGTTAGTGACAGAAGCAGATAGTTTTGGTATCGCTACATCACCTTTTAAGCCTTGTAGTGTTCTTGCACCAGCTTGTCCGATGACTAATTTTGCATAAACAGCTTCGATAAATTCATTGGCAAGATGATCTGTACCTTTTAAGAATCCACCAGCACTGTTTGTTCCAACAACTTGGTCTCTTTTGCCAAAACCAATGTTTGTTGGCATATAAAATCCTCTAGCTGCTTTACCTGTTCTGTTAGCAATCTCGTCTGATACTTCTCTTTCGAGACCAGATAAGTTGCCTGTTGCTGATTCTTGAATAGCTTTGAGTAAAGAGTATTCTCTTTTATCTTCACTTTTCATATCAACGTCAGAAGGTAAATCAAGAGGCTTGCTTTCTAATGCTTTCAAAAGTTCATTCTGAAATTCGTTAAGTCTCATGCCTTTAGCAATAGCATCTTTAGCTAAACCAGCTTGGCCATGTTGTTGTCCAAGGTCGCTAATCTGCTTTGCTTCTTGTGCAAATTGTTTTCTTAACTCTTC